TCACGCCTTCTGCTTCTTCCCTCCCTCGGGCGCGGTGCCCTCGAATTTCGTGATCCAGCCGCCCGAGGGGCCGTTTGTGATCTGGTGTTCCACGGCCTTCGCGCGCCAGGCGCCGTTGATCTCCGGGCGGAAGCCCGAGGCGATGATGTCGCTTCCCGCCCCGCCGATGGCCGTTCCCCGAACGGTGAACTGCACCTCCCCGCTCTTGCGGGAGAGCTCCTTGGCCTTCGCCTCGACGGCCTTTTTCGCTTCGGTCTCGGTCTTGAACGGCTCGCGCAGCCCGAAAAGCGGGCCTTCAAGGCCGGTCTCGCGCGTCTCGACTTTCTTCTTGCCGGTCTTCTGGTCGATCCAGCTGCCGGTCACCTTGCCATAGGTCGGCCGGTCGCCTGGTGTATGGCTCCAGCCCTTGCAATCGGCCTTGGCGATCAGGATCGGCGGCAGACCCTTGCCGCCCGCGCTCTGGCCCGAACCGCGCTCGGCAATCGCGAGCACATCGCCCTGCACCTTCATCAGCCCGTTCGCGCGCTCCACCAGCCGGCCGAGAAAATCGAGGTCCGATTGCTGGTGGCGATAGGCGCCGTCCGGGTAGGCCACCGAGCCGAGCGCGCCGGCGATGCGCAGGCTGAGCCCGTTCCGCCCCGCGATCTCGCCGGCGATCGAACCGAGCGTTGCGCCTTCCGGAAAGCTCTCGCTGCCCGTTTCCTTCAGCTTGCGTGCCGTCGCAAGGCTCGTGCCCTTGGCCTGGATGATGACGAACTCACCCTCGCCCGCTTCGCCCCTGATCTCGGAGCCATGCACCTCGAACGTGCCGATCTCGACAAGGCCCGTCTCCCGATAGCCGAGCTGGACCTTGAGCTTCGTGCCGTCTTTCGGTCTCCGGATCACGTTGCCGCGATCATCGAGCTCGATCGTCAGCGTATCGGCTTTCTGCCCCTCCTCGTCGCGGATCGTCGCCTTGAGGAGCCGGACGTAGAACAGCGGCGAGGCGCCCGAGATGATGAGAATCGGGGTGAAGCAGGTCATCACTCGTCCCAGAGCTTCACGGTCGCGATCACCGGCACATCGGCCGCCGGCGCGGCCTCGGGGATCGTCACCTCCGTTCCCGGCGGCAGGATCGGACCGAGCCGGGCAAGGCCCGGATTGGCATCGAGCACGAGCGGGACCAGGTCCTCGCGGCCCGTGGCGTCGAAAACGAGCGCATCGAGCGCGATGCCCTCGCCCTCCACCATCAGCGTCGCCGCGATCCTCATCCGAACAGCCCTCCGAGCGGGCCTTCGCCGCCGAACGGAGCGACCTCGACGTCGAAGGCGAGCTTCTTGCCGATCCCGGTCTCGCGATCGAGATATTCCTGCGCGTCGGAGACCGAAAGGATCACGACGAGTCCGTAGACCGTGCCGACAAGCCCCGCGCTCATCCCGATCAGCGGCACGGGCTGCGCCGCAAGCTGGGTCGCGCGCAAGGCTTCGTAGCGCTCGAACCCGCCGAAATGCGCGTTGAAGACCAGCCCTTCGAGCCGGATCATGTGTTCGCCATGGCCGGTGAATTGCCGCGCGACCTCGCCGCCGAAGCGGGGAATCGCCGCCCAGTTCGATTTCGTCTGGCGGGAGAGCCGCCCGAGCGTCACCGGCAGCACCGAGAAGATGTTGGGGCCGAGCGCGAGGAAGGCCATCACACCACCCCGTCATGATGCGCGCCCGTGAGGCCGGATCGCACCGCCGAGGCGAGCCGCCGCTCCACCAGCCGCGCCGTGCGCTCGGGGTCGGATGCGCCGTTGATCGTGATCCCGCCGACCTGCACGCTCGGTGCGACCGAGGGCGTTCGCGCGCCCCCGCCGGTTGCCGGCCGACCGGCCCCGCCGATCGGCGCGGCGGGCGTGAGGATCGGCGCGCGCAGCTCGGCCACTGCCGCCGCCACGGCTGGCGCGGCCGATCGCAGCCCCGCCGCCCAGGAGACCCCGGCATTCGCGCCCTGGGACGTGAGGTCGAGCGTGAGCTTGTCGCGGACCGCGGCGCCCGTCTTGTCGGCTGTTCCTTCAAGTTCCTGCAGCTGGAGCTGGAGCGCGCGGATGTCGGCTTCTAGAGCCTGTCGCCTTCCCGCACTCTTCTCGCGCTGACTATTGCTACCAAACGGGTTTGACCCTGGGATATTGGCCAGAGATGTCCTCTTCTGCTCGATCTCGGCCTTCAGCCTTGTGATTTCCCTCGCCCGTCGGGTGGTCTCGGCAGCCTCCCTGGCGGCGTCGGTATTGTCGACATTGCCTCCGGAAAGAACCAACCTGTCCCGCAGCACTTGCTCCGCAGCGCGGATGCGATCCTGGAATTGCCTGTCCTGCAGCTCGGGCTTCTTCCGCGCATAATTGAGCGCGTTAAGTCTGTGCAACAGGCGATCGGCGGTCTCACCGTCCTCAGGATCGGAAAGCGGGTCATTCAAGGCGCTGGATACAGCACGACCGACCTTGGCGACGGTGTCGTTCGGGTTCTGCTTTTCCGACCGGCCGGATAGCGCCGTCAACGCACCGGCGCGGCCGAGTTCCCGCGCATCATCGGCCTGCTGTTGCAGCTTTTCGGCTTCCTCCCGTGCCCGTTTCGCGCGCGCTTCGAGCGTGGCGCGATCTTTCCGGTCGCGCGTCGTCCTGGCGTCGGCGTCCAGCTTTTCCGCCTGCTTGCGCTTGTCGGCCGCACCCAGCTCGAAATCCGCGACCGCCTTCATGGTCTGGTCGGCCGCGCGCTTCTGCTTGTCGTATTCCGTGACACCGCTGAGCCGATCCATTAGGCCGATCAGCTTCTCGATCGCCGCATTGATGGGCGGCAGCGCCCAACGGCCGAGACGGTCGCCAATATCCGAGACCAGCACCTTGAGCCGATCGAGCTGTTTCGCGGTGGTTGCAAGCTCGATCTTGAGGCCTTTGTCGAGCGAGCCCCGGAAATTCGCCGGGTTCTGCAATCCCGTATAGGCTTTCTGGACTTCCTTCAGCCCGCCGGCCACGCGGAGCGTCTCGTCGAACCATTCCTGCCCGAACAGATCCTTGGCGAATTCCGCGCGCTTGGCGCTGTCTTTGAGCCTGTCGAGAACATCGACCATGGTTTCGAAAGGCTTGATCTCCATGCCCTCCTTCACCTTGTCGAACGAGAGCCCGAGCCCCTTGAGTGCCTCCGTGCCTTTTTTCGTCGGGTTGACCAGCTTCGAGGTGAACGCACCAAACCAGCGCGCGGCGACTTCTGGCGCGACGCCCATCGACCGGGCGCCGGTGAGAAAGGCCAATGTCGTGTTCGTATCCGATCCCGCCGCCCGCGCCGCCTCGGAGGCGCGCTGGAACATGTCGACGATATCGCGCTCCTTCGCGGCCGAACTGTCGCCGAGATAATTGATCTTGTCGGCGAGCTCCGCGATCTCGGCCGTGGTGAGCTGCGCGCCGGCCTTGATCTGCGCCAGCGCCTGTGCCGCATCCTGGGCACTCATGTCCCATCCGACGGCCGCCTTCGCCGCGACGTTCATGAATTGGGCGAGATCCTTCACCGCCACGCCCGAGGCGCCGGCCTCGGCCACGAGCTGCGCCATCTCGGTCTGCGCGATGCCATAGGCCAGCGCCATGCGCTTCACCTCGGCTTCAATTGCGGCGTAAACGACCGGATCGTCAGCACCGTCCACCTTCTTGCGGACCTGCGCCATCGCCTTCTCGAAGGAGATCGCATTGCCGGCGGTAAGCTTCATCGCGCCGCCGATCCCGCCGATGGCAAGCGCCACTCTGCTCAGGCCGGCAAGTACCGTCAGGTTACCCGCAGCGGCCTTCGTACCCGAGGAGAGGCCCTCGACATCCTTCTTGAGCCCGCGCACGTCGCCGCGCACATCCTTCAGCCTCCGCCCGAGCAGGTTCTTGAGCTGCAGGACGAGCGAGACCTTGAGATCGCTCACGAAGACGCCTCCTCATTCCAGGCGAGAACCTCGTCCCACCACATGGCGAGCACGGCGGGCAGCGGGGTCGCGAAGGTCGCGGCGACGGCCGCCACGTAGGCGCGGGCGTGCCTCAGCCCGGCGCGACCGGGTTTTCGGCCGTCATTGCCTCGCCCGCGCGCTCGAGCGCGGCGACGAGGCCGGCCGGCATGAAAGGGAGCGCGGCCGCCGCCACCCTCCCAGCATCATCCGGGGAAAGCGCGTCGAGCACGTCGCGGTCGATGCCGGCCATCGCCGCGACCACGGCGCGGGTGAGCTCCGCATCATCCGAAGGCGCCTCGGGGCTCTCGACGATCGTGAGCATCTCGGCCGCCGTGATCCGGCGGATCGTGAGCCGGTCGAGCCGTTCGCTCTCGATATCGAGCGGATGTTCGAGCACGAGGCTTGTCTCGTGCCGCTCCGGATCGGCGAAGCGTATCCGCCGTGCCGGCCGAACCGCGCCCTGGCCCTCGGCCTCCGGCGCGGGGAATTCGCGATCCCAATCGGCCATGGTCAATTGCCGAGCGCCGCGTTGAGATCGCCGCGCGTGAGCACGTTGCCGCCGCGACGGATGTCGAATTCGTGGACGAGCGCACCCTCGTGGATATGGCGGTAGGCCTGGATTTCGGAGACCTTGAACTTGGTCCCAATCAGCTTGCCGCCCTCCATCGTGTCTTCCTCGGCGCCGATGATCCGGCCGCGCACGTTGATGATCGTCTGGCGCACGGCCCCGCCTTCGTAGCGCGCCCGGCTCGCCTTGTAGGCGGTAAAGCTCTGCACCGTGCCGGCGCCGTAGCCGAAGAGGCGGAGCGTCTCGATATCCTCGCCCACGGTCTCGAACTCGAACATCAGCGGTTCGAGCCCCATGCCAAGCTCGATCGCCATCGAGGAGAAGCCGGGATGAAACGTCTCGGTCTTCTCGGTGAGCTTGCCCGTCATCAGGGTCTTGAGCTGGAGGCTCTTGTTGACGTTCTGGGCGAAGAGGTTGAACCCCTCATAGGTGTAGAGATCGGCCATGGCACGGCTCCTTCAGGGGGCGGGGATCAGGCGTTCGAGTTGCGCTCGAGGAGCTTGAGGATGTCCTGGGCCAGCACCTCGTAATAGAACGGGTTGCGGTGCGAGCCGAAGACCAGGTTCTCGAGCGGCGCGGCCGGCTCGGCGTCGAACTCGACGCGCAGGATTCCCGATTGCAGATCGGCGTAGGAATTGAGCGCCTTGTCAAACCAGGCGCGCCCGCCGATGATCGCACCCACCGCGCGGAGCGAAGCGAGGAAGGTCTCGACGCTCTCGATGATCGCGACGCCAAGATGCGCGCTCATGTTCTGGTCCATCGCCCAGCGGAACGCTTTCACGATGCTCTCGTGGATCGCGTCCATGGTGATCACCACATTGACGAACATGTGGTTCGCATCGCCCGTGCCGGCCGAGGCGTTGTAGCCGAGCGTGCGATTGCCCCAGAGCAGGTTCTGCTGGATGACCGTGGTAATCGAGCGCTCGTTGAGCCAGTTCGCCTCGTGGTCGAGCTCGCCATCGTAATAGACGATGGGCCGCGAGGTGCCGCCGATCCCGCCGATGGTCTGGTTCGAGGGCGAGAAATACGGCCCGCCGCGCTCCTTCCATTTCTTGTTGAACAGCGCCGCCACCCGGCCGGACAGCGGGCGGTTCACAAAGGCGCCACCCTCGAAGACCTTGCCCATCGGGGTGACGGCATAGATCCGCTTCTCGGCCGGGAAATCGTTCCGCCAGGTGTTGGCGGCATCGCGCGAGGAGGCATCGCAATCCGCGATGATCATGCCCTTGAGCCGATCGGCGACGCCCTTGAATTCGGTTACGACCGGGTTCGCCGCGCCGGCGACGCGCATGTCGGTATAGCCCGGCGCGATGAGCAGGCGCGGCTTGACGCCGATGAAGCTCTCCGCGCCCTTGAAGGCATGGACGCCGGTCATCGAGGTCGAGGAACCCACGATGTTGGTGAGCGTGTTCGTGAGGATCGTCGGCGCATCCGCGCCCGCGCCCTGAGCAACGCGCACCACCACGAGCTCGCAGACGACGCCCTGATCCTCGATCGCGTCGAAGATGTCCGCCACGTTCCCGCCCGTACCGGCGGCAGTCTTCATCGCGGTGTCGTTCGAGAAGAAGCCGACTGGCGTATTGAGCGGGAAGAGCGCGGGGTCGGCGTTCGGCGCGACCATGATGGCGCCGATCGGCCGCATGTTCGCGAGCGCGATCGGGCGCGGGGTCTGCCCGGCCTCGATGACGCGGGTGCCGTGGTTGAATTCGATGGCGGGCATGGCCTTCGCTCTCCGGGTCCGGTTCGCGCTTGACGCGCGGTCTCGATGCGGAGAAGCTAGGTGCGATCAGACATGCAAAGGGCTGCGACGCGCGTCGCAGCCCTTTTTGCCACCCCGCCGATGCGCGCCGTCACGTCGCCGGCCACAGAGCCGGGTCTGGCGCACCTTTGCCCAGCGCCGCGCCCTTGGGGGCGAAGATCGCGTGAATGACCGCCCGGAACGCGGCTTGCGATCCCGCACCATCGTCCGTGAATGCGTAGGTCGTCCGGCCCTGCGGGTCCGTTGTGAATGAGCCTACGAACACATCCTCGTAGCGCTCCGGAGCGGCCTTGCCGATCTGCGGTGATGCGATAACGTTCCCGCTTAGATCAAAGGTGCCGGCCACCTTCCCGCCCCCCGGCCCGACACTAAAAGCCGCCGCGATGTTGTTCCTCGCGTGCGTGAGCACGGTGCCCGGCGCGAAACTCTCGGTTTGGATGCGGGGCTCGTTGTCCGGGACGCTCTCCGCGTTGAAGGGCAACCCCGCCACTCGATAGCAGGTGTTGTGCTCCAGCCAGTGCTCGGAGGCCCCGGAAGAGCCTCCGAATGCCAGAATGGCGTGGTAGGCGCCCATGCCGATCAAATTCGAATGGGTCACCCCGGTGATCCGGCGGGGTGTGTCGTCCTGATAATGGCCCTGGGCCGTATTGAGTCCCGTGTTCACAAGCTCGCTGTAGGAAACATTGAACTCGTCCAGGTAGTGATAGTCTGCGGCATCCGTGGCGTTGCCGGTCTGGTTGGTGTCGAAATGGACCGCCACTAGGGCCGGATCGTCAGCCGTGTTCCGGTCCGTGTTGAGCCGGTACCACGAATAAACCGGCGATCCCGGCCATTGTGTTGTAAGGCTCGAGCTTGCAATCAGGCTGGTTGCGGAGTTTCGGCTGAAGCAATCATTCGACCGATCCTGGATGTCATTGCCGAAGACCCGGCACCACCGGACCCCGAGCGAGCGCATCGCCGTTGATACCCCCCTGATCGAATTGCCGACGAACGCCACATCCTCAACATGCGATGCGGATATCCCGAACGTGTAGTTCGCGAGTACACTCAACCCTCGGTAATAATGGCCGATCCGGCAACCGGATACCCGCACCACGCTCCAGAGGGGTCGGCCCGATGTCCGGTCAATCTGAATGCCTTGTCCGCAAGTGATGTTGTGGAAATGGACCCCGCGAGCCCCCTCGCACCTCACGATGATGGTGATAAGCGGCCCTTCTCCGGTCTCCGGCTCGACCCTGAGGCAGCCGTTGCCGGTCAGGAAATCCTTGCCCCGGACGGACATAGCGTTCAGCGTCGTCGTCGTCCAATCGCCGCTTGACGCGAGCCTGAGGCGGTGCTTCTGCCCCGCGCCCGTCACAAGAGCGGCGGCCTTGTTGTTGAAGTCCTGCGCCGATGTGGCGACCTGATCCGTATCCCATACCGTGACCCCATCCGTGCCGGCCCATGTGTTCGCCGCGAATGCGGCCTCGATGCTGGCCGCGAACGTCTGCGCCTCGGTGGAAATATGGCCGCGCGCTGCCACATTGCCCGATGACAGCACGTTGACCGTAAGCGCCGTATCGCGCGGCGAGTTCGTGGCGCCGGCCAAGGTCTCCCGGACGGTGATCTGGTGGCTCGTGGCGGTCTCGTAGTCCGTCGCCACGAGGCCCGCGACGACATTCGCGCCGGAGAGTGTGAACCGCCCTCCCGCGTCATCCGCGAGCGTGAGCGCCGAGCCGCTCGTTGCGCCGAGCAGGGCGCCGATGAGCGTGCCGGGGCTGGCGCCTTCGGCAACCGCGTTCGCCGAGAGCGTCAGGGCGGAGAGAGCGGGCCCGGAGGCGGGAGGCGATACGACGGATGCGGGCGGAACAGGGTGGTCATGCACGATCCTTTGCACGCCGATCGCCATCGAGCCGAGACGCCGGAGCCGGGTCATCCGCGCGAGACCTGAACATTGGCTTCGCCGAGGCGCGAACGCAGGAACACCTTGTCTCCGGCCGCGAAATGCGGCGCCCCGAGCCAGATCGCGCCCTTGCCCTCGATCGTGAGGCCATTCGTGACCGCTGCGTCCGGCTTTGCGGCGCCGAACTGGACGAGCACCGGCCAATGGGTCGAGACCTCGATATAGAGCGTCTGGGTACCCTGGGCGACATCGTCGGACCAGGCGAGATCGGGAACGATGACACTTTGAACGGGAGTTGATGCCATGGGATTTTCCTATTTTTCGATCTGGAAAAGGCCGCGCTCCTGATGCCAGCGCCAGCTTTGTTCGCAATGGCCGACACCGAAGGCGCGATCGACAACCACGACGCGGATGCGCCCGAAGGCGCGCGAGGATTGACGCCGGCCATGGGCGGCGAGGTGCCAGGAATAGGCCGAGAACGTGGTGTCGCCCTCGCCGCCCAGCATGGCGTTGACGAGGCGGGAAGACGCGCGCGCCACCTGCTCGCCATGCCAGGCGAGCCCGGACCCAAGGCGCCTGAGCCCCTGTTGAACGCCGGCGCCCATCACAGCGTCTTCGCGAGCGCGAAGACCTGATCAAGGTCCGCCTCGGTCTTGTTCATCAGCGGCAAGAACGCCTCCCATGCTGGCCAGGATCGGTGGAATTCCGTGGCGTCCTGCCAGTCGATCACGGTCGCGCGCGGGGTCGCGGGGTCCGCCATGATCGCCTCGACGTCATCGAGGAGATCGAGCTGGAACAGAGCCAGGCGGAACTGACGTCGGGTCACGACGGCATTGGCGCGAGCCAGGGTCTCGGCCGCCGCGCGCGCCGTGGCCTCGGCCGCTTCGCGGGCGGTTATCTCCTGAGCTGTCTCCGGCCGAGGGGTCATGGCCCAGCCCGGCGCCGGCTCGATCCCGAGCTCGGTGATCTCGATCGGCGTGAGGCGATCGGCGGTATTCGCGTCCTGGTCATACCAGGGGCCGGAGCCGACATGGTTCGGGACGATCTCGACCGACCCATCCGCGCGCAGCCGCGCCGCCGTCATCGGTTCGATGTCGAGCGAGGCGATATCGACAATGACCGCGCTCGCAGCGACAGGCTGGCCGATGATCTTGCCGGCCTCGGAAATCACTCCGGCCGCGTTCGGAAATACAATGGCTTTCATGGATGTCTCCTTCAGCGCCAGATGATGTAGATGCCGCCGTAACTGGCTGGATTGCCGGAGAGGACCGGGGATTGGAATGCGCAGCCGGTGCTGGTTTTCGATGTCGCATCGGCAGTCGCGCCGATCGTGTTCTGGCCGCCGTCGCTGATCGGAACGACGAACAGGGCCGTGCCTGAATAGCCAGTGTCGGGCTCGGGTGCCGCGAAGGCCACATTCTGGTTATATGCAGTGAGAGCGCCGACGGCGATGAGCTTCCGCCCCACGCCAAGAGCCGCCCTCAGAGCATTCAGATCGATCGAGAGCGCGCGGTTGGCGGAGAGATTGGCGAGCGACCCGCCATCGATCCGGATGATGCCATCGGTCGAGAGCGAACGGGTTGTCGGTGCCTTCCCGTCGAGCGCCGCCTGGAGCGTGTCGACATCGCTGATCACATGCGCGTGCGCCGATGGCGGAAAGCTCGCCGGCTTGCCTGTGACGTCATTCCAGGCGATCGCGGCGGATGGGAAGGCGTAGGGGACCCAATCGGCCCCGCTGCGCTCCTTCCACGAGCCGTCCGACGCAAGGCGGATGATCGAATGCACCGGGGGCTGCTTGAACAGCCACGCGCCCGCGACGCGCTCGGCGAGCTGCCCGCCCTTGCCCGAGAAGATCCCCGTCGCGCCGGTCGCCACCGCATAGATATCACCATCCGCCGGGACCGCCGGCGTGGCCGTCACGCGGTCCAGGACCGTGATATGCGGCACGCTGGCGAGGGCGAGCATCGCATTCGTGCCTTGCGAAACCGGCAGCACGGCGATCTCGGACGCGGCGGCCGAGAACCCGATGGTAACCGTGAGTGGTCCTGCGCCATTCGCCGGCGATGCCAGCTTCTCGGTCACGTTGTATTGCGAGACGATGAAGAGCTGCTCGGCACCCACCTCGCCGAGCAGGACGCCGGCCTCGCGCACGGTGAACGGGCCATCCTCGACCGGGATCGTCGCTTGAAAAAAAACCTTGTCCTCGGTGACCGTCACCGTCGCGTCTGAAGTCCAGACCTGATTGACGAGCGCCACCTGGCTCGCAACCGGCACGTAGGTCGCGCCGTCCCCGTCACCGACGACGATCTTCGCCGAGGGGATCGCCTGCGCATTGGCGATGGCCCCGGCGAGCAGGTTCCTGCCGGCGGTGGTGAGGATCGTGATCTTGCTCATCGGCTTTACCTCATTGGACTTCGAGCGGCACGCCGGCGCTCGGCGCGAGCCAGACGCGGGGCGTGAAATTCAGTTCGATCGGATCCGGCTCGACCATCAGGATCGGCCCGCCACCAGCGGCAATCCCGACCCGCACCGAAACCTCGCCCGTCACGAAATGGCTTGCCGCCAGGGTGAAGGCCCGGCTCTTCGGCTTGGCCAGCCTCACCAGGCGCCGCGCGAGGGCCATATCGGGCGCGGGCAACGCTTCCTCGTCGTCTCCAAGCAGGATCGTGACGTGGAACGTGCCGCGCCGCGCCGGGGGGAGGACCTGCCACCACTCGGCGATCACAACGTCCCGGCGCGCGAGAGCCAGCGCATCCTCGACGGCCGCGCGCGTGCCCTTGCGGCGGTGATAATCCGGACTCTCGGCAATGGCCTGGCGCTTGCGGATTTCGTCCCACGCATCGTCCCAGAAATCGACCGAGAGCGCGTAGCCCAGGAACGGCAGGAGCGGCGCCGGCGAGGACCAGGCGTTCCAGACCTGCTCGATCGCGCGCGGATCGATCGCGCGGATCGGCGCGAGAACCTCGGCGAGCGCGTGTTCGAACGGCCGGTGATTGGCAGGAACGAGCGCTTTCATCCGAGCACCCCGCCGGTCGCGGTCTCGGTCGTGATCGTGAGCGTGCCGAGCCGGGGCGCGCGGAAGAGATGCGCGGTGATCCCGGGCTCGAGCGGGGCGAACCCTTCCGTCCCCACGCCAGCGAGCGCGGCCTCGGTATAGCCCGCATCCGGCGCGTTGATATCCGCCGCCGGCGCGGTGACGATCACCTCGACGATGTTCGGATCATCGCCATAGGCGCGGCCGGCGATCGTGTCGCGCAGGATGCGCCGGCCGATCAGCCAGACCGGGCCGGAAAGATCATCGCCGATCCAGCGCAGGAGGCCTTCGCAATAGGCCCGCACGCGCTTCTCCGCCGCCTGGCGCACGATCTCGGCCGAGGCGCCGGCGCGCACCTTGAGCGTGATCGCGACATTGTAGGCAAGCGGGATCGCGCTTTCGACGGTAACCAGATCGCCCATCGGCCGGATTTCACGGCGGTTCAACACCGTTTGAACGGCGGCGCGCAGGCTCGCGTCCGGCATTGTCGCATCGGTGCGCGGCAGGATGACAACGCGGATCCGGGGCGCGAGGCAGACGCCCTCGTCCTCCGAATAGGCCGCGACATCGAGGATTTCGCCCGAGGCGGTCAGCGACCAGAAGAGATAGGCGCCTTCGGGCCCGCAGGTCGACCAGCTCTCCGGCGAAAGCGCGATGCGGGAGCGGAAGGTTTCGTCGTCCTCAAGGATCGCCGGCGCGCCGGTTGTCGCATTCGCCGCCACCACGATCCGGCGCGTGAGCCCGGCGAAATAGGTCATGGCGATATGATCGAGCATCGCCCCGCGCGCGCCGGCGAGCGTCACCTGCTTGATGCGGTCGTTGACATGGCCGCGCAGCATCCGCTCGAGTTCGGCCGCGACGCGCAGCTGGGCGGTCACCGGCTCGTGCTCGAGCGCGAGCGTGTCGATCGGCGGCCGGCTCTCGCGGATCGCGTCCCAGGCCTGGGTGAACCGCGTCTTGTTGGCCGCCAGATATGCCTCGACATCGAGCGCCTCGAGGATGTCGGGCAGCGCGTAGCCGGCGAGATCGATCTCGGAGAAGCGGCTCATTGCACCTGCCTCACCGGGATCGTGGTCGCGCCGGTTTCACGCGTCGAGAAATCGCCGAGATGGCCGTTCGGGAAATAGTCGCCGGTCAGAACGAGGCCGAGTTGGCCCATGCGGTCGATCCCGATCATCTTGATGGCACGCAGGCGAAAACCCGGCTCGCCCCAGTTCGGGTTCGCGGGCGAGAGCGCCTCGGCGATCGCGGAATAGGCGGCGAGAACGGTCTCGCCGGTCATGTTCTCGTCCTGGAGCGCCTTGAGCGCGGAGCCGATGCGCCGGCGCAGGACCAGGCTGCCCGGGCGCGTCGTGAGGCAGCGCCGGATGACCATCTCGACATGGTCCCAGCCCGTCACGATCCGCCCGGTCGCCTCGTCCATCCCGGCGCGCATGTTAATCCTCGCGGCCCTTGCGCGGCCGGGCCGGCGCGGGTTCCGGCTCGGGAGCCGCGGCGGGAACGACGTCTTGCACCAGCTCGATCAGCCCGCGCGCGAGCTCGGGTTCGGCCTCGCGATCGGTGAGCCGGATCGGCTCGCCCGGCTGGACGCGGCGCCCCGCGATCCATTCGATGTCGGGGCGCGTCGCGCGGTAGGCTTTGGTGTCCATCGGTCTCTCCTTCATGAAACGGGCGGGCCGGGCGGGCCGGGCGGGGCGGTGACATGGCCGTGGGTCTTGTCGATCACCACGCCGTCATGGCGCACCGTGCCGCCCCGGAAATCATTGCCGGCGCCGGTCAGCTCGTGCTCCGCGCCGCCGACGAGCGCCCTGATCGACGCCTCGGTCAGCGTGAACACCGCCCCGCCGACCTTGAGGCGGATTTCGCCGCCCTTGATCGCGATCGAGGCGTTGCCCTCGGCGAGGATGCGCGGGAAGCTTTCGTCGCCGGCGGGCTCGCCGCTCTCGTCCGTCGGGCCGTAGGGCATCGCGCGGGAATGGGCGCCGATCTCGCCATTCGGCGATATCATCACCATCGTCTCGCCGATCGCGGGGCGGTTGCGTTCCTTGTGGCCCGCGCCATCCTTGCCGGCGGAATTCGCGCGGCGGATCATCGGCGAGCGGAAGGGTTTGCTGGTCGCCGCGTCCTTCGCCTCGAATTCGAGCCGCACCTTCTCGCCCTGGCTCTCGACCACCTGGCCGACCATCACGACGCTCGCGAGCCGGCGGCGGAGATCCTCGTTCTCCGAGCGGAGCGCGCGGATCTGCTCGGCGATGTATTCGGCATCGCTCATGGCGCGCTCCATCCATCGACGATGGCGCGTTCCTCGGGGGTGAGCCCGCCCTCATCGCGCAGGAATGTCTGCGGATCGCCAGGACGCGGCTCGCCCGAGCCCGTCGCGCCGATGAGCTCCTGGCTCGCCGCGGGGGGCGGGACGACGCCGAGCAGCCGTTGCCGGAACGAGACCACCGCGACCGCGATGCCCTTGGTCTCGATCGCAGCCTGCAGCACCGGGCGGAGCTCGATCTCGGCCGGCGGCAGGCAGGCATCCTGGCCGAAATCCTGATCGTCGAGCCGGGCCGCGAGTTCGATCGCCCGATCGATCACCTCGGCATCGGCGGTGACGCCCGGGCGCGCCTGCGCGGCGATGGCGATCCCCAGCCAGAGTTCGGCATCGCGGCCGCCATCGGCGCGCCGGATCAGCTCCGCGCGCGGCAGGACCAGGAAGCCGGCGGGCGAGCGGAACGCGACGCGCGAGATATCCTCCGCGTCGACCAGGTCGAGCTGGCGCCGGCATTCGGTGACGAGCGGCTCGGCGCCGAGCATCTCTCCGGTGAGCCAGAGTGCGATCGCGTCGAGATGGGTCGAAAGACGGCTCATCGCGCGCCACCGATCGCGGCGCGCAGGAAGCGCGCGGTCTGGTCGAGGATATCCTCCGCGTTCTCGCCCGAGATCCCGAGATAGGGGCGCGCGGGAATCGTCACCTTCTTCGTAAAGATGGTGCGGTTGCCGATCCGGAAGACCAGGCGCTTCGCCTGTTTCGGGGTGATCGTGCCGCCGAACTGGTGGATGGCGGCGTAGATGATCCCGCTTCCGACCGTAACGCTCTCGCCGCGCACGGCATAGTCGATCGAGCGCGCGAGCGTGCCCGAGCGATAGAGGATGGACGTTCCGGCACGGTTTTTCTTCCACGATGCACCGGCGGGAGACGTCTTTTCCCCGGTGATCCGGCGGCGCGTCTGTTCCTGGATCATGCGGCCGAGGCCGTTGAGCAGCTCGCCGGCGCGCAGCGGGTCAAGGCGGGCGAGCGCCTGCTCGACCGTCTCGATCCCCTCGACACGCATGTCGATCGCAATCATGCGGACCTCCCGCAGGGCCGAACGCAAAACCGGCAGCCATTTTTGCTGGCTCTGCTCATGGGAGCCCCCGCTCGCGGCCGAAATTGCGCTCGCGGCTCGTGAAATACGCGCCATCGTCGGAGGAGATTCCCGCTCCGCCCGGCGCCGGTTCGCCCCCCGTCGCGGGTTCGGCGATGCCCAATCCGGCCTTGCCGGCGGCGATCATCTCCAGCGTCTTCCGGGCGACCTTCGCGCGCTCGGTCAATTCCTCGGTGAGCCGGTCATGCGTCACCGCGAGGCGGTAGCAGGCGAGATCGACCAGCATCGCCTTGAGCCCATCGGGCACGAGCGCGAGCGGCACGGGATAGCGTTTCGAGAGGTAGAGATCGGCCTCGCCGCTCGCGAGCGCGGCGGCCTGGGCGACGAGCGCGTCCGGGCTGCCATCGGCGGGCAGGAGGCGCAGGAGCTGCTCGGCTCCGTAGATCGCCTCGATATCGGCGCGCGTGATGTAGCTCATGGTCGCCTCGAAGCATCAAAGGGCGCCGGTCTTTCCCGGCCGTCATCCGGCTTCGCTCCGGATCGTCAGGCGCCCGCTTCCGGCTCGGGCTCGTAGGGGCGGATCGAGAGCAGCGGATCGGCCTTGAGCGCCGCGACCTTCTCGTCGTCGAGCTGGCCGGCGGTGAGATGCGTCGGCACAGGGCCGAAGGCGAAGCCGGCGCGGCGGCGATGGCTGGGCGCGGTGATCGTCACCACGTAATCCGGCCCGGCGGCGGGCGCGGTCTCGGGCTCCTCGTTCAACTCGGGTTCGTTCTTCTTCGCCATCGGGCGCTCCTTCAATTGCGGTTCAAGGACGTTGAGCGAAACCCCGGCGCGACGCATGACCCGCGCGCCGGGGCTCTGGCTCAAAGCCCCAATCAGGCGAGCCAGGGCGAGGACATCACCTCGACGAGACCGTTGAGCGTGTTGGTCGCGCCATTCGCCTTGGTCTGCGCCTTCACGAGATCGAGCGCGGCGAAATAATTGGTGGGGCTGACGACGAGGAGGTTTGGCATGATGCCGAGCGGGCGGCCGTAATCGCCCTTCATGACCGTCATTGCCGTGTAGGCGGCCTGCAGATTGGTCGCGTCGAGCGTCGCCTTCGAGCCGAAGGCCATCTGCCAGAAGCCGAACCCGACATTGCAGCGGTTGTCGACGCCGTAGATGAATTCCTTCCGCATGAAGACGTTGTCGTCGTCCGGGCTGTCCTTCATGACGAATTCGGGCTTCTTCCTCTCCTGGAAGATCAGCGGCTTGATCGCTCGGCTCGTATCGAGGAGATACCAGGCGGCACCCGCGCCGGCCTGCATGTTCGAGACCGAGGTCTCGGTGCCGGCCTCGTCGAGCACCGGATGGTCGGTGTCGAAGAAATACTGGCCGTCATAGCAATTGGTCACGAAGCCGGCCTTGATCAGGTTGAAGACGAGCTGGTCGGGATGCGCCGCGACCGCCCGGCCGAGCTCGGTCATCATCGGCGCGTAGACGCCGTACTGATCGTCCTCGATGCTCTCGCGCGGCACCGAGACGGTATCCTCGAACGAGCGGTTGCGGATCGAATAGCCATGCTCGGCGATGTTCTTGATCTGGCGTTCGCCGATCCATTCGCGCATGCCCGGCATCTGGCCGAGCCAGGGATATTTCTCCTCGGCCGTGGCCGAAGGGACGAGCGTGGCGATGCGGTTCCACATCGGCGCGACCCCGGAAAAGCCCGCCTGGAAGTTCGCCCGGAAGCCGGTACGGAGATCGCCGAGATTGGCGCGGTTGATGATCATGATTGAGCCCTTTGCCGGTGCGGCGGTTAGAGGATCTCGACGAAGACCTGATCGCCCTCGAGGGCGAAGACCCGGCCGGCGGCGGAACGGGTATTCGCCCCGTTCGTCTTCGCCACGGTTTCGTCATCGACGATGAAGCAGGTCGCGCCGATCTCGGCGGCGGTCACAAGGTCGCTCGCCTCGTTCTTGAAGGCGAAGATGCCGCGCCGGACCTTCACCCGGATCGCGTTCGCCGCGCCGTCTGTATTGTCGGCCGTCGCCTCGGCGCGGCCGAGCGCGACAAGATTTGCCGCCGTGCGGCCCGGCGCGGCGGTGCCGGCATCGAGCACGACCAGGGCGCCGGCCCAGATCTTGACATTGGCCTTCATGCCGATCTCGCGGAGGAGGCCGGTATCGATCTGGGTCGTGTTGCGTTCGCGGGAGAGCGCCATGGATCAGGTCCTTCGGTGAGAGGGTCGTTACGCCGCAGCCTTGACGAAGGCTTCCTCGGAGAGCCCCATCGCGCTGCAGATCGCCTTCTGGGTCTCGGTCAGCGCGCCGGCGGCGGGCCTGGCCGGATCGGCGCGCTTGAGATCGTCATCCGCGCCGGCCTTGAGGATCGACGGCGCCGAGGCCAGGAACTGCTCGACCTCCTGGCGGGCGTTGAGGGCGAGCCTGAGGAAATGCTCCTTCGAGGCCGGGGCGATCTTGCCCTCGCCGATCGCCTTCTCGACCAGCGCGGCGGCATCACGCTCGGCCCGCTCGGTCTCGATCGCCTTGAGCCGGGCTTCGGCGTTCGTCGCCCGCTCGAGCGCCTGGTCGAAATCGGCGCGCGGCACGAACCTCCCCGGTGAGGGAGTCGCGAGCGCCTGCGCCGCGTTGATCGCCTGGGTGAGGCCGGCATCCTCGGGAAGGCCGAGCGCCTTGAGCAGTTCCTTGTCCATGGTGTGACCCTGTTCGGAGTTGAGAGCGGTGAATGGCAGATTGGGCGTATGCGTGAGCGCAGCCCCGGCGATCGCGACCACTTCTTGCGGGTCGCCCGTGGGTCGGATCCAATAGACGGGGGAATGGAAGCGATATTCGAGGCCCGCGATCGCGTTCGCCGCGCGGTCGGTCCAGCGCACGCGGCCAAAGATCGCGCCCTCGCGCACCTCGAGTTCCTCGATCCAGCCGGCGGCCGGCGTTTCGTCACCCGGGCGGCGGTGGTCAAAATCGTGCTCGTAATCGACGAGCAGGGGCAGGCGCGGATTGGTCGCGGCGATGATCGCCTCGGGATCGTGGATGATGAAGGAGCGCTTGTCGCGGCCCACAACAAGACGCCCCTGCGGCCAGAGCATCACCCATTCGGGCGCGCCGCCCTCGGCGTTGAGCGCAAGCGCCTCGCCCGGCAGCGTTTCGAACTGCCCGGCGGGGATGCGGCGAGAATTGAGGCTTGCCAGAAGCATCGTCATGAAGGCACGATGCGGCAGGCAACAGGTGCAAAGGGCTGCGACGCGCGTCGCAGCTCTTTTGTTTTCAGGCGAAAGAGGTTATTGTGCTTTCGCGGTCGCTCAGTGCGTGAGCGGACATGTTCCGTTGGAGGCCAGTCGCAACCTTCCGACCGCGTTCAATCATCCCTGCGGAACGAGTTGAGGAAGATCTCCTTGCCGTCGCGGGCGATCTTCAGAACGACCAGGTAGCGCTTGCCTCCGATGGTTGCCTGCAGGCGCCACTTGCCGCGATCTTCGATGGCTTCGGTTGCCTCATCGATGATGCTCTGGACAAGTTCGTAATCCGCCGGCGAAAACTGTTCGGTCCCGTCCGCCCGACGGCGCTTTGCCAGCTGTTTCGCCGCGTCGGAAACCGAATAGCTCACAATTGAGGTGCGCGCGCCGACGGCGTCGCCCAGAACATTGCTCAACACCGCCACCGCCGCCCGGAAATGTCCTTTGGCGGTATTCTCAATGTCGCCGGCAGGGCGTGGATAAATGAAGCCTGCGCGGTTCCTCGCGACGTAGTCAAAGATCGGATGCCGACGAAGCGTCGCCACGGCCTCGCGCCGCGCCGGCTCGTCCATCCGGTCGAGCGCGCCCTGCAGCCCACGGCCGAGGGTCCGGTCGCGCAGCATCCCGGCATTGGTCTGCCAGCCCGGGTCGATCCCCGCCGGGATCATCTCGGTTTCGCCGGTGCGCTTGTTGAGCCATGACCGCTCATCCAGTGGCGGCGCGGTCCGCTTGGCATAGCGCGTATGCAGCCGATCGGCCTCGCGATCGCCGACCTGTCGCACCGAGCATTTGCAGTTCCAGCCGTTCGGCGGGTAATGCGAGCGCCACCAGGGATCATCGACCGGGAGCGTCGTGCCGACCCAGGAGAGATGCAGCGGCCGCTTTCGCTCGGAAACCGAGGACACATAGGTCAGCCAGGGCAGGAAGGTCTTGGTCTCCTGGATCCGGCTCCATTCGCCGGCCGCGTGCGCGGAATGCATATTGGCCCAGTAGATGATCCGCAATCGCCGGAGCGAACCGAGCTGCGCATCGACCGGCCTCTTCGTCACAGGATCGATCCGCCGTTGCTCGCCCCACCAGCCCCGCGCCTTGAGCAGCGGGATGAGCTCGTCGCGGAACTGCTCGAAGGGCACGCGGTCAACCACCGCCTTCCGGACTGCCTTGCGGATATCGTCGAGCACATCGAACCCGGCCGTCTTGGCGACGGTATGCGCCAATGCGTGTTCGTGCGCCGCGATGTCCCGCCAGTCGAAGGTCGGCACGGAGGGGCGCCGGTCGAAATAATCGATGACCGCTTTCGGCGCCGTCCGGAAGAGCTCCTCGTCCATGGGTTTCTCCCCTCTCGCGCCGAGCCTCAGAAATGGCCCAGGAGGCGCGGCGCAGGGAGAGGGCTACCCTTCATCGAAAAATCTCCTCGCGCCCGCCTGACCTAATTTAAAACTAATTTCTCAGGCCGTCCGGCGCGTCGTGTCCGATCCCGCCTGCCCGAGCCCGCGCGCCTTCATGGTTTCCACCGCGATCCGGCTCGCGAGATCGCCGGTCGGCAGCGTTCCGGCGAGGCGATCGAGCGCGGCCGTGAAGCCGTCGAAATCCGCAGCTTCCGCCGCCGCGCTGGTGATCGCATCGACGATCGGCTTCATGTCCGGCTCCCAGTCCGCCAGCGCCTCGGCGACGAGGGCGTCGAGTTCATCCGAGGTTTCTTCCGTGTTGAACGCCTCGGCGTTGAAGGTTCTCGCCGGCGCGCCGCAGCATGGGCATCCGCCGAGCCTGTGACGGTTCGCGGCGCGTTCGGGCTCCTCATCATCATCGGAGGTCGCTTCATCCCCACGGCGCGCCGGGGACGCGGTCCGGGGCTCGCGCGGCCGGGCTTCCACCCGCCGGCCGCCGAGGAGCTCGGCCCCCTCTTCCGGATCCGCGAAGCCGAACCGGTCGCGCACCTCGCTCATCTGGACGGTGAGGCCGTGCGGGAGCAGCTTGCCGAGCGCATCGGCCAGGATCTTGATGTCCTCCGGCTCGGAAACCGGGATCACCAGTTTCGGATAGGCAGCGCGCGGCCCGAAATTCAGATCGACGAATGGCCGGACGAGGTCGCGGGCGAGCGTGCCCTCGAGCTGGCGCGCATCGGCCTTCTTGATATCGATCCGGACCTGATCATGCACCTTGGCCTGGGCGAGCGAACCGCCGCTATCGGCGGTCATGGTCTGGCCGATGATCGCCTTGGAGAGTGATTTGTCGAGATAGTCGGCGAAACCCTCGAACGGCTTTTCGGAGAACCCTTTGGTCTCGACGAACTCGATCTCCATCTCTTTCGGGATGATCGCGGCGGCATCCGCGCCAAGATCGCGCACGGCACGAAGCAGCACGCGGCGATCCTCGATCGAGGCGCCGGGACCGAACTTGCCGAGGCGCAGCGGCATGCCGTGCACCTCAAGGAACGCCGCCCAATCTTTCAGGCTGTAGCTCTTGAGCAGGAACGACCAGAGCGCGAGCCGCGCGAGGCCGTTGCGCGCGGGGATGCCGGATTTCAGACGCGGGACGTGGCGGATGAACTTGAACGGTTCGAGCGCCTCGCCGTTGAAATCGGATTGAAGGCGCTTGCGGAGCTCGCGCCGCGTCTCGCGGTCGAAGACGAAGAGGCGGGGATCGTGCCATTCGAACCGCTCGGGCACCCATTGGCCGGCATCGGCCTGCCAGATGATCTCGATGACCGAATAGCCCTTGGCGAGCGCATCCATCGCATCGCCGACAAGGTCGAAGAAATCGGGATGCTCGGCGATCCGCTCGCGGACCGCGTCGGCGATCGCCTGGTCTTCGGGATCGTCGGACGCCGCCTCGACCTGCGGTTCGATCCCCTGCAGCGCGCGCTTCCTGGTCGAGAGCACGGACATATATTGCGTCTCGCGCTCCTCCATCTCCTCGGCGAGGGTGAGGAACTCCGCCATCTCGCCCATCGCTGCGTCGCGGAGAATGCCGGCCATGCGGGCGGGCGTCAGGCCCGCCGCGACGAACTCGTCGAAGGTCGCCCGGACGCCGGTCACCGTCGGCCCCATCGCCTCTTTTGCCAGCGCCGTGGTGCGCACCGGCTGGCCCCATTGATCGAGGATTTGCGCCATTGCCGTTCTCCTTAGCCGAGGGGGTCGTGCCGGCCGCCGAGCGCGCGATCCATGCCCGTCCGCTGCCAGCGCGACGGTTCATCATCGACACGCCGGCGCGCGCTCTCGTAGCCGTAGCTCTCCGCGCCGGTGCGCGTCGCGTCATAGGCGAGCGCGATCGCGATCCCGGCATCGCCGTGGCGCGCGCCGCCGCCGGAGGTTGCACGGCGCAGGGCCGGCAAGGCAGGCACACCCTTGATCACCTTGAACGCGCGGAGATCCGCCGCGACCTCGACGTCGCGCGGGACTTGAATCATGTCGTCCTCGAATGCGGCCTTGAGCGGTGGAAGCACCTCGCGATACCATTGCGTGGTGATCCGCACCGCCTCGGCGCCGGCGGCGGTGACCAGATCCTCCGCGAGACCCGCGCCAATGCCGGTCGCGTCGATCTTCGCGGCCATCCGGCGCGGCAGCCTGGTGATGATCGCGAGCGCGATCTGCTTCTGCTGGGCGAAGGGCACGCGGGCGAGCTCGACCAGGAACGGCACGGTGCGGCGCATCGTGCGCAGCATCTGGACCGGCGCGAAGACCGAGAGATCGCGATACCGGCCCACATCGCCCCCGAACGCGGAGGGCACGAGCGGATCGAGCGTCGCCTTCATCACCGGTTCGAGCTCGTCCTCGATCCAGGCCGCGATCTCCGCCTCCTTGGCCCGCTCGGACATGGCGAAGAAGCTTTGCGGGAGCGAGAGCCGGAGGATCGGCGCCTCGACCATGCGCGCCTCGATCAAGGGGCCGGGCAGGAACACGCCGGAGCCGGCGGAGGGGATGCAATAGAGCTCCTCGTCGGCCGCGTCGCGATAATCGGCGATGAGCTTCTCGCGCCAATCCGCCTCCTTCTCGGGCGACCATTCGCCGTGCTTCCTCGAATTGAGCATGCAGATGCGCTCGAAGAGCCCATCCCTGAGCGCGTCATCAAGGTCAAAACGCAGAAGCCCGTAGCCGAGCCGGCCGGCCCGGATATCCGCGATCATCTGGTTGAACGGGTTGTCGGCGCCGTTATGGGTTGAGATCACCAGCACCTTGCCGCCCCACATCAGGAGCGCCATCGCCGCCTTGATGAGTTCGGGCAGGCTGTCGGCGAAGGCCGCTTCGTCGAGGATCACGAAACCCTGACGGCCGCGCAGGGAGCGCGGCTTGGAGGAGAGCGCGACGATCGAGAAGCCGGACGAGAAGTCGATCCGGAGCGCCTTGATCCCTTCGTCCGAGCCGTCATCGAACAGCGTCTCGCCGATCGAGGCCACGGCCTTCTCGTAGAGCCGCGCCCACATCGCCGCCGCGTCCACGAATTCCTTCGCCATGTCGTAGGACGTGCCGACATAGAGCGTGTCCATGCCGCCATCCCCGCGCGCGCTCGCGGAGGTGAGAACCGCGTAGGAGGCCGCGCCCCAGGTCGCGCCGGTGCGGCGCGATTTCTCGGTAACGACCACGTCATGCGCCTCGAGCGCGCGGGCGATCGCGGCCTGATAGCCGAGCAGGACGGCGGTCTCGCGCCAATCACCGGAGGTCGCCCGCCCCTGCGCCCGGCGCATCGTGGCCCATGCATCGCGGCTCGGCCGTTCCAGGCTCGGGAGAGTGTCGGTTTCAGCGTCCATCGATGATGCCGAAGAGTTCGCGCCGGAACGCCTCCTTCGCCTCGGCCGAGAGGCCCTTGAGGGCGGCGACCCTGTCGATCGCGGCCGAGGCCTGTTCCTTCGCGAGCTCGGCGAGGTCCTTCTTCACGACCTTCTTCTTGTCGGCCGCGACCTTCTCGGCCTGCTCGGCGGATTTGAGCGCGCCGGCGAGGTTGAACATCATCTCGGCGGTCAGCGCATTGGCCTTGAGCGTGCCGGCATTCTCCAGCATCTCGAAGATCAGGGTCTTGATGGTCTCGGAGACGAGGATCGTGAGCTTCTCGTCCGTGCCCTCCTCGAACTTGGTCGCGAGGACGGCCGCGATCGCGCGGGTCTCGCCCATGCGGAAGGCATGTTTCGCCGTGCGCAGCGAATGGCGGTTGAAGGCCGATTTCGAGATCGGCCCGAGGCCCTTGACCGCGAGCCGGAGGTTGAAGCTTTCGAGAATATCCTCCTGGGTCTGCTTGCGCGCGGCGAGTTCCTTTAGCGCCCATTCGACATCCTCCTGCGCCTCGGGCGGCAGGAGGTCGATCGAGCTCAGGCGACCCCGGCGCGGGAGCTGCATCACGCGCCTCCCGGGGGCGAGGGGCGCTTGACGCCCTCGATCACCACCCGGCGCTGGACATGGTCGAGCCCCTTCGCGGTGAGCTCGGCGACGCGCACGCTGCCGATCTCGTGCAGGCGGATCGCGCCGAGTTCGCGCAGATGGCCGAGCTCGTCGTGAACCCAGTCCCGGCTCTTGGCGATCCCGAACGCCTCGAGCGTCGCGCGCAGCAGGTCCGAATTCAGCCGGCCATCCGCCTGGTCGGCGAGCGCCTTGAGGATGGTGAGGCGGGCATCCTCGCGCAGGATACGGTCCATCATCGTCCCACCTCCTTGGCCTGCTCGAGCAGGAATTCCTGCAAGCGTTCCGAGATCGCGGAGACGGGGGTCAACCGTTCGGCGAGCGCCTTCATGTCGCCGCGCATCTCGGTGAGCGAGAGCTCCATCCGGTGCACGGTCGCGCGGTCGGGGAGGTGCCGGAGCTCGCCCTCGATCCGGCTCACCCGGTCCTCGATCCGATCGATCTTGGCCGCGTGGTCGCAGAACTCGGCGCGCAGCTGCGCCTCAAGCTTCACGACCTTCTCGCCCGCTTCCTTGCCGGAGCGGGTGAGCCAGGCATAGACCGTGCTGCCGATCGCGATCAGGACCGCGATCAGGCCGGCCCATCCGTTCATATCGTGCGGCATCATTTCGTTCCTTCCAGCGCCGCGATCGCCGCGCGGCGTTTCGTTTCGCATTGGCGGAGCGCGGCGCGATCCTGGCCCCAGCCCCTGGTGACCTCGGCGCTGGTCAATGCGCGATCGGGCAGCGCCACCGGCGCCGCGCAGGGGCGCTTCGCCGCTTCCGGCACGGGCCGGGCGATCTCGATGTTGCGGATCACCTCACGGACCTCCGGCGGGCTCGCGCAGGAGGCGCACGCGATCGCGATCAAGCACGCCAGCGGCGCCGTTCGGCAGTTCGGCATTGCGTCTCTCCAGCTCGGTGAGGGTGGCCCTGAGCCCGGCCATCTCGGCCTCGGCCCTGGCGGAGATCTCGGCGGCGGCGGTGGCGGCGCGCAGATTCGCCTCGATGATGCGCGTGTTCGACGCCTCGATCGCGGCACGATGTTCGGCCTCGGCGGTCCGCCGCGCGGCGCTCGCGGCCTCGGCATTCATCCGCTCGATCGCGGCCATGCCGCGCCAGAACCCGAGGCCGCCGGCGGCGAACAGCCCGCCGCAAACAAGCGCGAGGATGACGCCGCGGCCGAGCTTCAATCCGTCTTGAAGGCCGAAAAGGGCGAGGATCGCGCTCATTCCATGCCCTCCGGCTCCAGGCGCGGGTCAGGTCTGGGCGGCCGGCGCTGACGCGGCAGCGGCCGGTTGTGCAGCGTGCGCATGTCGAGCGAGCCGAAGGCGCGGTGGAGCCCGAGCATGGTGACGATCAGGAAGACCATGGACGGCACCACGATGCCGGCCATGTCGACCGCGACACGGTTGCCCGTGAGCGCGCCGCCGACGAGGCTCATGATCACGAGCCAGGCGAGCGCGCCGGAGAGCCAGAGCGCGCGTTTGGAGGTGGTGTAGGCCGGTTTCTCAGCCATCGAGACGCTCATCCTTGAGGCTAAGGAGCTTTGCTTCGAGCACGGCGACGATCTCGTCCTCCGAGAGATATTCGCGCGCCTCCTCGATCACATCGTCGAGCACCTGGTCGAAAGCCGCTTCGTGGTAGTTCTGCATCACGAGGCACCCATCGGCGCCCAGAAGCAGTCCGGTTCATCCTGCTTGCGGATGAGCGCGCCCTGGCCGTCCTGGTGGCGGCAGACATGGAAGCGGCCGTCCGGGGAGGGCCTCGCCCTGGCATAGGGGATGAAGGTCCCGTCCTCGAGCCGCCATCCCCCGCGCACCTCTTCGACCGCGTGCGCCTCGACCGGGGCGCAATCGCGCTCCGAGCAGCACGAGAGCGGATACCAGCTATGGGCGAGGGCGAGGCCAATGCTGGCGATCAGCACCGCGACTATCAGAGCAAGAAACAGAGCCTGATCCCAGAGATAGGAAAAGCGGGGCGCCTCACGCATCGCGCACCGCCTTGCGCGCGGCTTTCTCCAGCCGGGCGCGGATCGAGGCCGTCACGATATCGGTCGCCTTGCCCGTCACCCGCTCGGTCGCGGCAAGCACGGCGCGTCGTGTCGCCGGCCCGAAATCGCCATCCTCGGCGATCCCCGCGCCGAGCGCGTTGAGCAGGGTCTGGAGCGCGCGGACCTCCGCGCCGGCCGAGCCGGGCACGAGCGTCGCCATCTCCGTGCCCTCCGGTGCGGGCGGGCCGATCTCGCCGGCGCGCGTCGTGCCCGGATAGCTTGCCCAGGGCAGCTGGAAATGCGGCCCATCGAAGAAGCCGCGCCAGTCGCCGCCCCATTCGACCGGGATGCCGAGCCGCTTCGCCGCCACCTTCACCTGATCGGCGAGGCGATGGTAGAGCGGTGCTTCCCACGAGAGGCGGCCGTTGACGAAGACGGCGAGATCGACCGCGTGGCCGAGCCCGTTCGGCGCGGTGAGATGCCGCGAGCGCAGGGTGCGGCTCGCGCCCTGCTTCACCAGCGCGCGCTGGCGGGCGAGCGAACGCACGCCCTCGATCACCTGAAACGTGACCGGGCCGATTTCAGCCGCCTCCTTGACGATGGCGACGAGGTGCGGATGCACCCCTTCGAGCTTCTTGAGCGAGGTCTGGGTGAGCGGCATGACGGGCTCCGGGATCGCGGGTTGAGCGATCAGGACCGTCGCGTGTTCGAAGGGTCTGAAGGGCTGCGACGCGCGTCGCAGGCGGGGTCAGAGCAGCCGGCCCTGATCGGGGTCCTCGTCGTCCCGGAGCCGGGTCTTGAACCGCTCGACGGACCGGCGCGTGACGCCGACGAGGCGCGCAGTCTGCTGCGTGTTCGCGCCGGATGCAAGCGCGCGCTGGTAGGCCTCGGCCCGCCGCGCCTTGTCTCGAAGGTAGGAGCCGGTGGGGCCGAGCGGGATGAGGAGGTCGATCCCGCGCCCGGCCGTGAAATGCGCGCTGATCGCCGCCGCCTTCTCCATCCCCACGGCCTGGACGAGCCAGTTGCCGGGCGAGAGCCGGGCCGGCACGCGCGCGACCGTGCCGCCCTTGACCTCCGCGACCTTGAGCGCGGCCTCGAGCCCCGCCACATCGGCGATTTCGGCGAGGATGCCGGGCAGCGCGTCACGCATCCTCGCCCTCCTCGTCGAACTTGCCGGCCTCGTTTCCCCAGGCCTGCCAGCCCGGTCGGTTCTGGCGGGAGAACAGGTCCACGCGCCGCGCGAGCGGGGCAAAGCGCTCGACCAGATCGTAAAATTCGTCCGGCTTGCGCGAATGCTCCCGCGCCAGACCGTCGAAGAGGGAGGGAATCGGTTTTGACCGTCTCGGGTTGCCGATGCGCCCGATCAACACATCCTCGTGCATCGTGCGAACGATGTATCCCGGGCCGAGCCGGACCTTGCCGTTCACGGTCGTCTTCCGCCAGGCCGCCCGGCTCACATAGCTGAACGACCACGCGCGCATGACGTCGATCGCAGCGTCGAGCAGGGGCGCTGACGTCCAGAGGAAAAGCCAGCAATCGCCGCCGGCGAGATGCCCCACGGGAAGCGCCTTGATCGCCGGCAGCGGCATACAGGAGTAATGCGCCTGGGGTGCCTTTCCCTCGCCCTTCTCCGAATACATCTCCACCAGCCAAGGCGGATCGGCGACGATGACGTCGGCCGAGAACATCCCGAGCGGCTCGAACGGCCAGTCACGCATCCTCGCCGCCCTCCGGACGCCGGGGCGCGGGCCATTGCCGCTCGAGCACGGTGACGACGACATTCTCGCGCAGGACGAGCTTGACTCCCTCCGCGATGACCGCATTGGCGTGGAGCTGCACGCCGTTGGTGGCGAGCGCCGCGATCTCCCGGCGCGCGGCCTCGACATCGATGCCCCTGGCGCGTTCGAGAAAGCGCAGGACCGCGTGATCGGTGACGGAGGGGAGCGCCTTGGTCCGCTTCATGCAAAATCCGCCCGGTTCGAGCCAGGCACGACGATCGCGCCCTCGGTCGCGATCAGGCGGGTGGTGACCTTGACGAGGCGGTATTCGAGGCCGGCGCGGAGCCGCGACCGGGGCGGGAGGCGCTTGAGGGCCGCCAGCAATTCGCCGCGCTCCTCGGCCAGCCGTTCGCGCTCGCCGGCATAGGCCAGCGGCGGAACGAAGAGGCGGGAGGGGCGCACGGCTTTCATGCACCCCTCCCGCCATGAAACCCCGGCGCGGAACCGGCGCCGGGGGCTTTGGATGTCAAAGAGCCGTCAGGCCGCGTGAAGATGCGGCAGGACGCGATCACGGGCGCGATCGAGGTCGCGCGCGATGACCGAAACGAGTTCGCCGATCTGCTCGAAGTTGAGCGCATCGGTATCCGGCGAGCGGGCCAGCGCGACGAGCAGGCCCGAAAGGCCATGCACGGCATAGATCGCGCGGTTGAGATCGGCCTCGATAAGCAGGGTGTCGGGGGCGTCCATCCTAGCCCCCGAACTGGCGCGCCATCTCGTCCTGCGCCGCCTCGATCGGTGTGAGGTCGAGTTCGGCCTGTTCCGGCTCCCAGGGCCGGCTCGCCATGCGGTATTCCTCGGCATCGGGCCAATCGTCCAGCCGGATCATGCCGGCCTCCTCGAGGAAGTCGCACATCACCCCGAGCCAGGCCTTCGATTTCCCGGTGAAATAGGCATAGAGCTGGCTGCGCCGCACCCCCGCATTCTGATAGGCGCGGATCGTGTTGGCGAAGGTATGCCCGGCAAAAGCGAATTCGCGCAGCCGGATGTTTTCGGCCTGCAACCGTGTGACTTCTGCGGCCAGATTGCGCGTAGTGAAATAGGCGTTGACCATCTGCCGCTGAACTTGCCACGCCAGATCGTCCGTGAAGGATTTCACCAGCATCAAATAGCCGGTCTCGGTCAGCAGGATGCCCTTCGGGGTCCGCGCGGCGAAGGCTTCCCCGAGCGACTGCGTCCGAATTTCGGACGCAGTGACCTCGTAGAAGTCCTCGCATTCGATGAAGCGGTGCCGGTTGCCGTTGAAGCGCTTCCGTGCCGTGCCTTCCGGCCGGCCATGCACGGCATCCACCATCGCGAGTGTCACAACACGCTGGCCGCTGAAATGTAGAACCGGCACATCCGTGCCGTTGATCGAAACTAGATTGGTCATAGTCATTCCCACAGGTTGGCGGAGCGGTCTCAGGACGGCTCCGGGAGTTGAACACATCGCCTGTGGACGATGCCCGCATGCCTTTAGGGCTCACGCCCATTGGACATTCGCATGCGGCTCCCGGATGATCGTGTCGTGAAGACGCGCTCTCGGGGCGTGACCGCCACAGGTTCTGTCGCTCGCCATCGCTGTTCAAGGCTTGACGAAGCGCATTAACCATGGGGTGATTTGCCCCCCGCGTCAAGAAATTGGTGATTCCATGCGGAAACTTGTCCAGAGCGGCGCCGAGATCGATCTCGATCCCGTCATCGATGAGGGCCTCGCTGCGTTGCCCTTCATCCGCCCGGAAGCAATCGAAACCTTCCGCGATCACTTCATTGGAAAAGGCACTCTCAAGGGTGGCCGGTTGGGCGGGACACGCATCACTCCGAACGAACGCGTTGAACTGGGGCTCGAAAAATGGGCGGGTGACCAGCACATCTCGTGGGAAGTCTGGAACGCCCTGACCGACGAGGCACGGCGCAACCCGGCCGGAAACTTCGATGACCTTTGCAATCGGATCATCCGCAATTCTTGGCGGATTGCCGATCGTCAGAAGGACAACGCCTTTTTGAAGAGCGGTTGGCCGTTCGTTTTTGCTCGTTTCATGGCCGACCACCGCGATCCATGCCATGTCGCGAAGGTCACAGACCGCGCAATGTGGAAGGAAATTCCCGAAATCCCGTTCGGTAGCTGCGCCAAGCGGGTCTGCGGCTGCACCTGGCGACTTCTGACTGAGCGCGACCTTGCGCGCGAGCAGGGCAGACCGCTTCCTGCCGTGAGCGAAAATGTGGTTGTTGAGGTCGATCTCACGTCTCGGGAAGAGCCGCCGGGCATGCGACCCTCTCCAATCAAAGCCTTGGGCTTCTCCGCTCGCGGAATCATCATGTCGGTCGGGCTTCTGGCTATCCTTTACCTGCTTTTCGCGCGCTGACATCACCCCCTCCCTTTGACGACCATGATCGCCGCGATGAGGAAGCCGAACGAGGCGGCGAGGATCGCCACCAGGGTATGGGTGAGCAGCGGGGTCATGCCGCTGGTCCTTTCCCGCGATTGCGGACGGCCTTGAAGGCCGCGTCCACCTTCTCGGAGAACGCTGCGACCCACTGATCTTCGGTCAGTAGATCGGCAGGAGCGGACCAGATGGCCCGGCAAATCTCGCGGACCACCTGTTCGATTTCCGGGGGCAATTCTTGACGAATCCTATCTAACTCTTTCACGACGCCACCCTCCCGCGATTACGGATCGCCTTGAGCGCCTCGACCACCTTCGTGGCCTGCGCATTATCGAGCCAATCGGGATGGCTCACCCCGGTCATGCGGGCGACGAAGGCGAGGAGCGCGGGCCGCGAGGGGTTCTCGATCAGCCCCTTCCGGCCAAGCTCGGTCCAGAGCCCGAAAATCAGGCGGATGACCTTGCGCTCGCTCTTCTTCCCGTCCGGCGCGCCGGTGCCGGTGCGCCTGAAGCCCATGCGCTCGAACTCGCCGATCACCACCCAGAGCTGGGCATCGGTCATCTCGGTGCAGCTCTCCTTGCCGAAAGCGGCGCGCAGGACCGCGCGGTACTCAGCATCCTCGAGCTTGAGCTGGCGCTTCGCGACATGGATGACGCGGATCAACCGGTCGCGGTCGGAGGGGCGGGTCATTTGCCGCCTCCGAGGATCCGGCGCACGGTTTCGAGCGGGAGCTTCAGGGTCCGCGCCACCTCGATCGCCGAATTGCCGGCCGCGCGCAGGCCGCGCACGGCGCGGATGGTCGCCGCGTCGGGTTCGACTTCGATCGCCGGCGTTCCGAGCATGGCATCCCGCGCCGCCTTGGCCAGAGCCGCGAGCGCCGCCTGGCTCTCGGGCGAACGCTCCTTTTCGCCGTTGATGTGCAGGCGCGTCGTCGGCGGTTCGATGATCGGCGGCGCGACCACCTTCATCTCGGCAAGGCGCGCCCGCGCGATCTCGGCGACCTTTTCGATCTCGGCCGCGCGCAGCCGGTCCGCATCGCGTTCGGCGAGGAGAGAATCACGCTCGGCACGCAGTTCGCCGAGGATGCGGCGGACGCCCTCGATCCGGTGTTCGCCCGCGTGGATGCCGAATTCCTCGCCGATCGCCTGCAGGGCCTCGTCGTTCACGGTGGCATCGTCGCGCCAGGCATCCCGCTCGGTGCGGAGCTCGTCGAGTTCCGATTGCAGACGCGCGATCGTCGCCTTGTCGGTCTCGATCGCGGCCTGCATCGCCTCGGCGTCTTCGTCCCGCCGCATATCGATCGCGGCGACGGCCGCATCGAGCGCGCGATCGCCGGTCGGTGCCGAGCGCGCGGAATAGGCGGCCTCGAAGAGTTCGAAGGCGTATTGCGCTGGCGTACGCCCTTGCTTTCGGGCGAGTTCAACCAGCCGCGCGAACATCGCCTCACGGACCGGCAGTTCGATGATCCGCCGCATCGTGTCGCGCGGCCGGTGCGGTTCGACAAACGAACCACCCGAAAGGATAACGCCGGCGTGCTTGGCTTCAGCGGATGCGTTCGCCATCACGCATCCCCCTTCGCGGCGGCGAGCTCGACCTCGAACGGCTCGACGATGAAATCCTCGCCCTCGGTGCCGATCGAGACGCCGGCGACCGTGCGGGCGAGCTCGGCCTCGGCAAGCATCGCCTCCTTGTTCGGCTCCTCCTTGACGCGGATGAAGCGCTGCAGCCCGAGGGTCTTGAGGCCCTCGATCACCTGCTCGACCCTGGAGAGCCGCACACTCGGCGGGCGGAAGCGCCAGCTGATCTTGCCGGTGCCGAGATCGGCGAATTTCACGCGGCCGCCATCGGTGAGCCGGTCGCGGTTCGCCTCGGCCCAGAGCTTGAGGCCCTCGGTGGCGGCGTCGGCCTGATCCTTCAGCGGCTGCGCGGCGTTCTCGGCCGCGCGCTTCATCTCGGCGATCTCATCATTCAAATCGGCTTCAAGCCTAGCGATCTGCCGGTTGAAAATGCCGATCCGCTTCACCGCCTCGGCCGCTTCCTCGCGGCTCTGCGGCACGGGGAGGTTCGCGCCCCTTGTCTTGCTGCGGCTCATGTCAGGTCCTTTCGATCTTGAAGAGGGGCGCGGCCTTCTCGACCAGCGCCTCGGCACGGCGCTCGAGGGCCTCCTGTGCGCGCAGCCGGCCGCGTTCGCTCGACCGGCCGAGGACCCAGAAGGCATGCACGAAGCTGATGATTTCCGGTTCGATCGCCGCGAGCCGCTCGCGCAGGCTCTCGACCTCGGCGGCCCGCGCATTGGCCTCCGCCTCGGCCTCCGCATCCTGCCGGCTCGCCTCGGTCAGCGCGGCCGAGACGATGGCCGCGAAATCGCGGATGGTTTCGACCGAGGCGTTGGTCGCGAGCGTGGGTTGCTGCATGATCCGCGCGGCGGCCATGAAGGGATCGCCGTCCGCCGGGCCGGCCGGCCGCTCGGCCCGGCACGATGCGATAAACGCCTCGATCTCGGTCCGGTAGGCGTGGTCGAGCAGCATGCGCTGTGTGACCTGGCGGACCGCGTGGATGATCGATGTGTGATCGCGGTCGCCGAAGGCGCGCGCGATCTCCGGGTAGGAGCGCGGCAGGATTTCGCGCACCGCGTACATCGCCGCGTGCCGCGCCTCGAGGATCGACCGCTCGCGCCGGGTCGAGACGATATCCGCCGGCGTGACGCCAAAATGCCGCGCGGCCAGATCGATAATCTGCCGCATCGAGATCAGCCCGGGGACGACATGCGGGGTGAGGGCGTTCATGCCGCCCTCCCGCGCGCCTCGAGCCGCTCGGCGCTGGCGCGGAGGGCGTCGGCCGTCCGGCGCAGCACGTCGGGGATCGGTTCGGAGGGCGCCATCACTTCGGCGATCAGGTGCGCGATGAACTCGATCGCCGCGTGACCGCCGAGCGTGAAGATGTTGGCCGCCAGGAACCGGACAAACTGGTCGTCCTGCTCGCGGTGCGTGCCTGCGGCCTGCGCTTCGCATTGAACAGCAAGAAAGCGGAACTCTTCCGCGGTTGAGAACTCAGACATCGGGGTGCTCCGCGAGAGGCTTTTCGGTGTTTCTGCGGTTGTTCGGGCAGGCGCGGCAGGCATGGAAGAGCCTGGCGCGGATGGAATTGGTGGCGGCGAAGGGCCGCTTCTGCTCGGTTAAGCAGCGCTTGGTGCCGATCAGCCCGAGCACCGGGCATTCGACCTGCTCGCCCATCAGCGCGCCCCGGATTTTCGCGAAGACCAGGTCCATGTCGCCGGGGTAGCGACGTGCGAGAACGTGGCTCACCAGGGCCGGCGAGGCGCCGATCTCGCGCGCCACGACATTTGCCGTCCGTTGCCCGCAGGCGCGGGCGAGCGCCTCGATCTCCGCCGGGATGCCGGAGCCCCAGGCCTCGCGGGCTTTCTCGAGCGGCGAGACGCGCGCCGCGCCGGGTTTCGGGCCGCGCTTCATGCCGCCCTCCCCGGTTCATGGTTGACGGGAGATGACGCGGTAACGTTAACCGCCCGCATCAAATTGATGTCGAAATACCCGTTCTCGAGCAGAATGGGCGCGCGCGGGCCGGTATTCGATCGCGGCAGGAGGCGCACGCTCCTTGTGCCGGGAAGCCGGTACACGAGCCGGCACCGCTCCAGCGCGGCCAGCCAGGCGCGTGCTGTGATGGGGGAGACGAGACGGTCGGGCGAGGAGGCCGCCATCGCCAGTTCCTCGGCCGTGGTGGTTGCGGTGCATCTGAGCGCGGTCCACATTGCCTGTTGTGCCGCATCCGCCGCCGTCGATGCCGCACGGGCGATCGGCGGCGCGGAACCGGGCCGGATGACCTTGAAATCGTCGCCGACCTTGCGCAGCACGCTCTCGCGCGTGAGGAAAAGCACATAGCGCTTTGCCATCGCCCGGTGCTCGAGGCCCGCAATGGCAACAAGCGCGTCCGAATCGACCCACCCGTAGGCGCGCTGAAGCGTGGTGATGATGTGCCAGAGGCGATCCGCTTGCATCACGCGACCCTCCGGCGGATCGGCGAGCGGCCGGTATAGAGCGGCTCGCCGTAGCCCTCGTCGATCGCCTGCACGCCCTGGCGCCGCGCCCATTCCGCGCAGCGGTCGATATTCGTGACGATGCGGCGCGCCCGGCCCTCGGTCTCGGTCAGGATCCGTGCGAGCAGGCTATCCGAGAACGTGAAGCGCGGCGCGATCGCGGCGGCAAGCTTGCGCGCGTCGTCGAGATCGCAGGGTTGAGCCGTGACGAATTCAAGCACCCGGTTATGGGTTCGCTCCGATCGCTCGAGCTTTTGCGGCAGCATCTCCTCGCCGATCAGGATCACCGGGCACTGGCTCCCCTCCTGGATCTCGCGGACGAGCTCGATCATGCCCTTGCCGAGGAGCTTGTCGGCCTCGTCGATGAAGAGCGGCGGATGACCAGGCTCGGCGAGCCGGCCGATCACCTCCTCGGCGAGATCCGGGATCGTGCCGCGCGGATCGTTGACGCCGAGCTCCTTGAGGATGGAACGGAGCAGGGTCTTCTTGGTCCAGCTCTCGCCGATATCGACGCGCGGCCCGCCGGTCGCGTTCTGGGCGTAGGTCGCTGCGTAGGTTTTCCCGTAGCCGGAATAGCCGTGGAAGACGCCGAAGCCCGGCAGGTGCATCGCGCGGCCGGTGAGGCGCTCGACCAGAACCCCCATCGCCGCAACGTTCCGAAGGGGCGCGAAAGCCGGCCTTGTCGCATCCTTGATCAATCGTGTCTCTTTCATGTATCGTTCCTTCGCTAGCCTTTGCGGCCCCGGTTCATCCGGGGCCCTTTTTGTTCCGGGCACGCTCAACGCAACGCCGCGTCTCCGAACTGCTGATGCAGGCGCTTGTGCGCCCGGTATTCCGCGGTCTGCTGGTAGCCGCCGAGCCAGATCGCCGCGTCCGTGTCGATCGCCTCGCCGAGGCCCACGCGTTCCTCAAGCGCGAGCGCGCGTCGGAAGCGCTGATGATCGGTCTCCTGCGGGCGGAGCGGCTGGATTTTGGCCGGGGCTTCCGGCGCGGAAGCCGCGCCGATCTCCGCCTCGATCCGCGCGAGCATCGCGGTCTCTGCCGCGCTGGGCGCATTCGGTTTCGGGGCACGCCGGCCGGTCGCGATATCGAGCGCCCGGCCGGTCTCCGCCGCGCCATCGAGCGCCGGGGTCGAATGACGGATGGCCTTCTTGGGGAACTCGGCGAGCTTGCCGGCATCCTTCGCGGCCTGCCTGGCAACCGCGTCGACCATGTCACGCGGTTTGATCTTCGCGGCTTCCTTGCGGATCGGCGCGACGCGCTCGGCGATGAACGCCTTCTGAGCGGCCTGCGCCGCCGCCACCGCTGCCGCCGGATCGGTGCCGGCGAGTTCGGGGCAGATCGCGATCGCGCGGAAGGTCTCGCCATCCTCGGCGAAGACGAAGAGCCGCCCGAGATCGAGCGGGTCCATGCGGCAGAACACGGTGTCGCCGGGCATCAGGTTGGCGGCGAGGTAATGCGAGCCGTCGATGCGGATCCCCTGCTTGCCGACCTGCCGGAGCCCATCCTTGCCCGCGACCGGCGCGAGCAGGATCGCGAGCGCGCTCTCATCCTCGATCCGACGGATCGGGCCGGACCAGCTCGCATGCATCTGGAAGGGCGTCGCCTTGCCGATCCCGCCATGCGGCCGGTGCGCGTAGCGATCCTCGATCAGCCGGTCGAGATAGGAGGCAAGCTCCGAGGCGGTGAGATCGACCTCGAAGGCGCGGGCATCGTCCTGCCCCAGGCGTTTCGAAAATGCCTTGCGGTTCTCGATCGCCTTCCGATCCGCGACCGAATGCCCGACGAAGCCGGGCAGAAGCGGCATCACGTCCCGCTGGACCGTCCCGATCGCGCGTTCGATCACGCCTTTTTCTTCCGGCGAGAACGGTGCCGAGGTCTCGGTCTCGATCCGGAGTTGGGCGAGCAGGCGGCGCGTCGCGCGGGCGGTGAAATCCGAGCCGTTATCGGTCTTGATCCGATCCGGCACGCCCCAGGCGATGAGCGCCTTCTTGAGCAGCATCCCCACCGCCTCGGCGCGCGCGGTGCGGCTCACGAAGGTGATGAGACGGCGCGAGAAAACATCGACGCAGACATAGATCGAGTGGCGCCCGTCCCGGCAGAGCGCATCCGCCGGCGAGGCATCGATCTCCCAGAGGCCGTTGAGCGCGGTGACAAGATGCGCCCGCGAGCCCGAGATGCGCATGCGCGATTTGAAGGCGTCCGGGTTGTGGAGCGCGAGCAGCTCGACCCGATGGCTCACCTTGAGCCGCTTCAACACCAGTTGAAACGCGCGGACACCCGGCATCGGCACGGCTCGATCGCGCCAGGTGATGGTATCGCCGAAGGCATCGCGGCAGATGGTGCGCAGATGATCGGCCGTGAGATGCGGCTGATGGGCGATGAGCGTGAGGATTTTGGCCTTGATCGCGCCGCCCTCGGCCTCGTCGAGCACGCCCTTGCCGCGCCGCGCCGCGCCGCGATCCACCGCAAGCCGGTCGACATCGCCCTCGCGCGCAGTCGAGAGCCAGCGGAAAAGCGTCGACCGTGAAAGGGATTTCACCGCCGCGCGCACCCAATCCGGCGCCTCGATACGGCCGGCATTGTAAAGATCCGCGAAGTTCGCGGTCGCGGTGCAGGTCGGAAGGCCGGTCGCCTCGCGCCAGGCGCGGAACATGCCGAGAAGATGCAGCCGCGCATCCCGACCGCCCCGCGCCGCCTCGGTGGTGCCGGAAGCGGCATCGGGCGCGGCCGAGGCGGCCATCGCGCCCGCCTCGGGTTCGATCGATGTGCCGAGAAGCGCCATGCGCGCGTCGATAGGCAGAAGCTCGATCCGGTACTCCATGCCGCCGCCACGCCCCCTGCGCAGCCGGGCAAAGCGCGAGGCATTCCAGCCCTTGCGCTCGGCCAGCCGGGCGAGGCTCTCGGCCCGTTCGGGGAGGCCGGGAAGCGCCAAAGCGGCGAGCTCGGCGGCGGAGTACCAGAGCTTCATGCGCCGACTCCGGCGGCGGCGATCGGCAATCGCGTCTTGGCTCTTTTGACCTCTTCGGCGGTAGGCTGACGCCGCCATGTCGTGACGATGTCTGACCACTCGATCCGTCGCGGATGCTTGGTCCAGCCGGTCAGGTCGCTATTCATGACGAAGCCGGTGACCGCGACGGCTTTTCCGTCACGCACGATGGTACCGACGAGATACGTCATCCGCGTCGAGACGCGCCGGCCGGCGGTGTCGCCATTCCGGCGGACGAGTGCCCAAGGCTTGTGATGGCAGGTTGTCAGAGAGCGGCTCACGGCGCGGCCTCAGCTGATGCGCCGGCATCCGCCGCGATGGCTTGCAGGCGTTGGCGAAGCTCGGCCTCATCGATTTCGTAGCGCAGGAACCGCCCGATCTGGCGTTCTGCGCGAATTTGCTTGGCATGTTGCCGAAACTCGGAACCCCGAGGAGGGTCGCCGATGATCTGCTTCTCAAGCTGGAGGGCGGTTTGGTGGCGCTCAGATTTAAGGATGCTGTTCATCACTTGCTGGCCTTCTTGCGGGTGCTGTCCGAAACGTAGGCGGTCACCCGGCGCTTGGTGGCCGCGTCCATGCGCGCCCATAGGCCGAGGAAGGCGACGAAGAGCTTCTCCCCCGGCTCGATGGCGACCATCGCGTCGAGCCCCAAAGCGAGCCGCGCCTGTTTCGGCGCGCGCGCCTTGCCCTCGACGATGGCGCGGGCCACCGCGACCTGCTCCTCCGCCGGCATCGACGCGAGCTTGAGGAGCTGCGCCTGATTGTCGGCAAGATCGGAGAGGCGCAGGAGATCGCGGGCCTCGGGGTGCAGGTTCCGGACCATCTCAAGGCTCAAGCGGATGGTCCGCTCGGACAGTCCGGTTCGCTTGGCGGTGTGCGCGGCAAAGGACATGCCGAAATTCGGCAATGTTTGCCGTATTTTTTTCGGCTTTCTTCCCAGTGCCTTAGCTTCAGGGAACACGCGCAGATAAACCGCTTGCCGCTCTTCGAAGAACAGGGCCTTGTCGAGCGCGGAGAGTTCGCGGCGCATCAGGTTCTCGTCGATTTCGACCAGCCGCGCCTCGTCCGGCTCGATATTCTCGACGATCGCGTCGATGCTCTCCCATCCGAGCGTGCGGACGGCTTCGAGCCGGTGCGCGCCGGCGACGAGCCGGAAGCGATTGCCATCCGGCCGAAGGACGATCGGGGCCGTAAGACCGATCTGGGCGATGGAGGCGGCAATCGCCTCGACATGCGCCGGATCGACCGGGCGAAGGCGGTCCGTGGCGTCGATCTCGGCGAGCGGGATCGCGGTGATTTCCCCGAAGAGAGCGCGCTCGGTCATCACGCGGCCCTCGCGAGGTCATCCAGCATCGTGACGACATCGCCGGAGCGGCCGAGCCGGATTTCACCGTCGCAGCCGATCCAAGGAGCCATGAAGCCGCGCGGCATGATGCAATGAATTGCGCCTCGCTGCTTCTCCATCTTGTCGAGCCAGCGAAGTCCACCTTCTAGCTCCGCGTCGTCACGGTAGAACCTATTTTGATACCAGTATGACCGCTTCTTCGGCCAAATGACCCTGACGGTGACGGGGTAAATCATCACGCGGCCCTCGCCTGATCGGCGCGAACCTGCCTGAAGCTGCGCGGGGTTCCGTCCTCGTGGTAGAATTGCGGCCAGATGTCCTGGCGCGGCACGCCGATGAAATCGGCGATGACCTGATGGGCGCGCGGGAAGCGCTCCTTGGTCGCGCGGTTGAAGGTCACGCGCGAGAAGCCGTGTTCGCGGCAGAGGCGCTGGAGGCTCGAGCCCTTCTTGCGCACCGCTGCGATGATATCCTGCGGGTGCCAGGGCTGTTTTTCCGTTGCCTGTGCCATCGATCGAACAGACTCCCTTTGGCACGCATGCCGTGGTAACCATGCGGCGCAGTCTAACTTGTTAGACCGATCAATCCATGATCCTAGATTTTAGTCAAGCTAGGATTTTGGATTTTTGGCGATGTCAGAGCATTTTTTCGAGGCTTCAATGCAAGATGCTGAAGCGTTTGCGCTGAAGCTGAAGAGCCTGATCAAGCGAGCCGGCGGGAACAAGCTCGTCGCTGCGCGCGCGGAAATACCGCTCAGCACCCTGAATTCGTATCTGTCGGGTACCGAAATGAAGCTCTCGGTTGCCGAGGCGCTGGCGAGAGCCCTGGGCGTATCCTTAGATGCCCTGGCCTCAGACGAACCGGCCACGGTCCAAGAACCTGGATCGACCAGCGATGTCGTGATGATCCCGCTCCGGGACATCACGGCCTCGGCGGGGCCTGGCACGGAGGTGCTCGACGAGGAGCCACGCGCCTGGCTGCAGTTCAGCCCGCTCTTCGTCGAGGCCTGGCGGCGCAACCCGGCGCAGGTCGAGGCGATCACCGCGCGGGGCGATTCCATGGAGCCGACGATCCAGGATGGTGCGATCGTGCTGATCGACCGCTCGGAGCGTCAGGTTCGGCCAGGCAAGGTCTACGCCTTCCGCACGGCCGACGGGCTGCGGCTGAAGCGCTACCAGCCCGCGATCGCCGGCGGTATCCTGCTCGTGTCGGACAACGAGACCTATAAGCCCGAGCTTGTGTCGCTCGACGAGTTCGAGCAGCTTAAGATCGCAGGAAGGGCATTCTGGACCGGGAGGGAGATATGA